TAATGGGTGATTGTTGTTGCTTGCGTTAGATTGGTCAAATTTATAAGTAGACCCTTTTTTTAATGCAATAGGCATATTCTGTTGTACGCCATTTACAAAATACTTATTGCCAGTATCGGTGCTTTGTACTGTTATAGCTAATGTTACATTCTCTGGTGTAACATCAGGAATAGCAACAGTAGATACTCCTGTAATTGTAACAGAAGCATCTCTATATGTTCCAGCAGAATAGTTTCCATAACCAAATTCTCCAGAGGAATAAGTATCAATCGGCTGTGCGGCTGATAGACTTAATGATGATGTTGATGTGATTTGAATAATACCACTATCGGTTTCCGACCAAACTCCATAAGCATTAATTCCGTACTCGTTTTCTCCATACTGTCTTACAGCATTAAATCCAAATGATGAAGTTGCTGTTACAGTCGCAGAAGCGTCTGTTATAGACCATTCGCCATAAACATTTGTTCCGTAAAATCCTTCGCTATAATCACGAGTTGGCATTGAAGTTCCTTATGTTAAATCAATATCTAAATCACCAGCTGGTACTCTAAATACATCACCAGTTGAAATTGGTTTTTGTACCGCTAAAGTTCCTACTGCATATAAATTACCGCTTGTTGAAGCATCTAGTACACCTACTGCTACAACTGTTCCCCAACTTGATAGAGCTGTTGAAAATTCAACTGCTGCTGTATTAGACGATTGACTTGCAGTTGTTGTAAAGGCGACTGTTTGTCTTGTGTAACCAGTACCAGAAGTTGATATTTCAGTTCCACCAGTTCCATCATCATTTGGTGCTACTGTATATAAAGCTAAATACTTTGTGGCAGCTGGCGTAAAGGCTGTACCACTAAAAGTATACGCTAAAATTTTATTTTCTAAGTAATCCGAAAAGCTCATAATTATCTCCTATTGTAATGCTGTTGCTCTTATTCTTAAAGTTGAATCTCCAATTCTTGCGTTTGAATCGGAAATGTTAAGGTCATTTATTAATTTGGTATAAATACCACCCCATACAGCTATTCTTTCATCCTCAACTAAATAAGGAGCAGACTGTAATAAAGTTCCATAAAGGTAAATATCAGGTGAAGAATTAAGCAACCAATTTGTAGCGGTTGATGCAGATAAGGCATCTATCTTTCCGTAATATGTTAATTCGCCTGTAAGTGTAGAGTTTGATGCTGGTACAGGAAGAACCTCTAGTTCTTGTCCAACAACTGTATAAACAGCTGGATTACCAGTTGTAGAATTTGAACCCCTTAATCTATCAAGTTGTTCGCTAGTAACAAACTGTAAGGTTGTTACAGGATTTGTTTCCATAACAAGGTCTACATTCTGTAACCAATCAGAGGGTACAGCACTATATTGAGAATCAATAGTAGCTGTTGCTCTTTTAATCATTTTTCTGTTGCGTATCTCTCTATTAAACTGGGCTTCTGCTAATGTTATAAAATCAGGAATAACGGCTGTTAGGTCATCCCTTAAAAGCCAACTAGCTATAGAAGATTGAAGTTGTGTATAATTTGTAATAGCCATTAAACATTCCCCTCTCTAGTTCTAAAATATTTATTTTCTGGGTCATTTAACCATTTCTTAATAGCTACTGGGTCATCTAGTATACCCTTCGCTTTTAAATCATAATAAACCACCATAGGGATAGAAGCGACTTTGTTCCAATCACCCCATTTAGTGTGCTTATCTGTTTCTTTAAGTTGTTCTTTATTATCATTTATGATTGCTGTTACGTCTTGTTCTCTTGATAAAACGAAATGATGGTCATTATTACCAGTCGTATCTTCTTCAAAAGTAAAATTGTTTGAAATTTTAGTTTCATGGTCAAAACTTATAAGTCTTTTTTTTGTCATATTCAGTTCCTATGGGGAAGGTTTTTATACCCTCCCCATACCTATTCTGATTTAAGCGTTTGTTAAGTCCGCAATAACTCCAAGAGCTGCTTCGTTCTTAACTTTTAGACCATACTCAACAAGTAACATTCTTTTCTCTGCATCACCTGTTTTAGCAAGTTCAATACTTTCGATAGGTCGAAGTATGCAAGTTGCATAAAACTCAGGGTCAAGCACGAATGCGTCTCTGTCTCTTTGAAATCTATTAGGCACGATATTTACTGTACCGAAATCTGATACATAAATGTCAGCTGCACCAATAATAACTCCAGCTTCTGGTTTTGATATTTCATAACGATTAGCCGCAATTCCAGCAAAGCCAGAAACTACTGTTTTGTTATGACCACCAACCATAAGCATTTTTGGTGTTCCGCCTTGATTCCAAACTTTTTCAATTACGTCATTAAGCATATCTATTGTAAAAGCTCTTTTATTAGCATTAGTTGAATCACCAGCTGCATTATTAACAACACCACCAGCTACTGTTGGGTTTGTGCCGCCAGTACCTCTGCTAGAGTTTGTTTTTAACCATGCTGGTAAACCAGCTGTTCTTCTAGCTGTACCAGTTCCACCGCCTACTGCTACTTGGTTAGCAAGTAAAGTATGCTCTTGGTCTCTTTTAAGCTCTTGTCCCATTTTGGTGATTTGGTAAGCCAGTTCGCTTGTTCTACCTGCGGAGTCAATAACAGATAAGTTGTCTGCTAGGATGATTAACTTTCTGGAAATATTTGTGTAATTTCCGATTCTGCTTGTTGGCTCTGTTGCTGGGAAAGTTGCAATATCATCACCATCAATGTGATAGTTGTGAGCTGCATTTGCTAGGGAATCTGTTTGCCATTCAAAGAATGTATTTCTTACAGTTTCTCTACCGCCATTTGACATAAATGGTGTTTCCTCTGGGCTAATATTATAAATAATATTAGATAGTTCTTCTCTGATACCTATTGAAGCGTATCTTGTAAAAGTATTTGCAATGATTGTCATTGGTTTAGTTCCTTATAAATGTTTATTCGTTTAACAACATAGAAACGGCTGACGCTGCGTCTTGCCATTTCCCACTCTTTTTTAAGTTAGAGGTCGCTTTCTTATATTTATCTTGAACTTTTGGTGCTAGTTTCGCTCCACTTTTCATAACCCTAGTTCTTTTTTGTGGGTTATTTTTTTGGTTAGAAACTTTTCTTTTGCCTTTATCATACAACATTGCTTTTCGTAAAACCTTAACGTGGTCAGCTTTTACTAGAGCAGAAACTTCTTCTTCGGAAACTCCTTGATTTATAAGATACTTCTTTAAATCTTGTTGTTCCTTTGCTGCTCTCTTTTGGTCTTTCCATTCTGGAATAACCTCTTGTAGCCTCTGAGCTTCTTGAGAAAGCAAGGTTTTATATTGTTCCATTTGCTCTCTTTGTTCAATCTGGGCTACCCTTTGCTTTTCAGCTTGTGCAGCTTGAAGTTTTTCATTCTTCGCTTGATTAAAACGATTCCACTCATGTTGTTGTCTGCTGGCTTCAATGGGGTCTGTTTCATACAGGGTGTCCCAATCAGGCTCTGGCTGAGAGTCCATATTTTTTATTTGACCCTCTAATGCACTCAAAAGTTGGACATATTGTTGCCGTTCCTCTTGTACTTGTTGAAACTCAGTAGCAAAAACTTTTTTTTCTTCTGCAAGTTTTTGACTTTGTTTCGTAAAATGCTGTTGCCTTGAATATCCATTCCGTAATTCATCAAGCGGTACATCAAATTCTTCACCATCTATTTTAACTCTATATAATGGCTCTGCTTCTGGTGTGCTTTCCGAATCACTTTCGATTTGTTCGTCTGCATACAGTTCGGAATCTTCTTCATTCTCATAAGACTCTGCTTCATATTCTTCAGAGCTATCTTCATAAGAATCTTCATATTCCTCGCCAGTATCAACGTCTTGTGTTTCTACCGACTGGTCTTGGTCTTGAGCAACTTGGTTTTGGGTAACGTCTTGACGTTCCAAAATTTTAGTTACCTTATCTAGTGTTTGTAAACTATCAGGCGATTCCAACGGCTCATCCGCTATATGGGGTGTCGCTTCACTCATTTTAAACTCCTTTTATATTATTTTCTACTTTTTAATTTATCTGAATTAATTCTAAGAACATGAGCGTTATCAGAAACCGCCCACATTTTTTCCTCTAAAAGGTCTATAGCCTTTAAGAGAGAATATAATTTTTCTCGTTCCTTTTCTTGAGTTGATGACGTTGTTTGCCAATCATGGAATACATCTTCTTTAATACTTTCTAGTACAGTCTTAAAAGTTATGTCCTCTAATATTCGTTTTGCATTTTTACCAAATAAAATAATATCATCTATTTCTTGGGTCATTGAGGAATACCTCTATTCATTGTACTTATAAGATTCTGTTGTTGTTTCATTTGTTCCCTGTCTCTTTCAACTAAAGCCTGTATAACTGCTGTTTCTACTTTAGAACCATATTTAGCTTCAATTTCAGCTGCCTTTAGTAGTATTTCAGAGTCTAACTTGTCTCTATCTAAATCATCAGAGCGTTTCATTTTCTCTTTATCAAGCTCTAATCGTGCAGCAGATTTAGCCATATCAGCCTGTATCTCTTGTATCTGTACTTGGATTAACTGTTCAGCAGCATCAGGTTTCTTCTGTTGTTGCATCATAGCTTTTTGCTCTGGTGAAATAGGCTGTACTTCTTTAAAGAACATTCCAGCGTCTTTAAATCCAGCAAGCTCGACCATCTTTGCCATTGTGTTTCTGTATTGAGTCATCTCAACTAAAGGATTGTCAGCACCTAATGTTTGTAATATCTGTTCTTGCTTACCAGATATAACACTTAGATATTGCATCCTTTCTTGTGAAGAACCATTGCCAAGACCAACATTAACAACTACATCCATACCAGCATCCCATGCTCTAGGGTCGATAGGTGTCCATTCGTTTCTTAATCGTACCATTCGTTCTTTATCTTGATGGGTACTTAAAAGTTTTAAGATACCTTTAAACAATGGCTTCATACCTTTCTCAGCAAAGATACGAGCTATCAACTCAATATGCTGTTGTCCGCCTTGAACAGTTGCATTAACAGCAGAAGCTGTAGCAGATTGTAGAGCATCAGGGTCTAAGCCCATTGATGCCTTAGATATGCCAGTTCGATTTTCTTTTATCTCATCCATGTATTGCAACATAGGAAAGGCTTGTTGACCGACAAAGGGTACGTTGAAAGGTTGTACTGCACCAGCGTTACGAGTACGGATAATACCGCCAACCTCTGTATTCATTACATCTTCGATATTTGCTTGTCCTTCAACAACAGCAACTCTAGGATGAACAGATAAAGCTAAACTATCTAACATAGAACGAAGTATCATAGACTTCACTTTCTGTATATCTTGTGTAACATCCGCTATAGACGTTCCAAAAAACGTATGTGGCTCTGGGTCAGGACAGAAAGATACAAAAGGTATATGTGAACAAGGATAGTTTTTTCTAATTTCGTAGCTATCACCAAGACAACATACTCGCCTTAATTCTGCCATACCATCACCAGTCATATCAATCTTCATATAGGCTTCGATATACTGCACTTTAAGGTTGCTATCGTCTTGGTCGCTGTCAGTCGTATCAACACCTAGAGGATGTCTAGCTCTGTATTCAGCGTTATCATCCATTTCCATATCATAAGGAGACGCATATTGCATAACATCATCATACTCGTAACCCATCTCAACAAGTTCCGATACAGTAAGATAACGTCTATGACCGACTAAATACGCATCATCCATAGAGGTTGCGTTGCGGTCTATAAGAAATTCTTCTGGTGGTAGGCTTTCTACTCTAATGCAACCGCCATCCTTTTTTCTCTTTAACTTCACATCATGCAACTGTGGTATCATCATAGATTGTTGCATTAACTCAGGAATAACCTCTTGAGCCTGTGGTGGTAAGAGTTGCTCTATCATCTGCTCTGGAGACATTTCTCCGCCCATGCCGCCTAATTCTTGTCCGCCCATCTCAACAATAGTCTCATCAACGATTGTA